TCAATGTAGTCTATCCTATTTTTGAAGTCTTGATTACCCAACGCTATTTCCCTAATTACATAAAATTCAACAGCTAACCAATCGCACCATTTAACAAACTTTTTCACAGCATATACCGGATTTTGTATGTAATCTTTCAACATTTTAGAAGCCGAAGTTATTTCCGGAAATTCTGATATATCGCCAGTGTGTTTTTGCTCAGTAAAATGTTTATCTGCTAAATGCCCTGATAACCTATCCAATTCAGACCTCAATGCATTGCCATTGAAATCGTTATACTTAGTTTCGTGGGATATATCTCGGCGCAATAAACATTCATCCCAATCATGTAAAGCGGATTGTCGAATAACATCCAATTTGTACTTTAATACTTCAACATTGTCGGAATTTCCGAATATGTCTTCTAACGCTATTGTAGCGAACACTAAAACTTTGTAAGAATGCTGAGTTACGCTCTCGTGCTTGATTACGTCAACTTCTTGCCATTGGATTATATTATCCAATCTCTTTAAATAATCTCCTTCAAAAATTTTCTTTAGCATGATTTATGATATTATATATATTTTTGTTTTATCCCAAGAAAATAACCCCTTTTGACCACGGTAAGTATCCATCTTAACCCTTCCGTTAACTACTATAACCTTGCCGTTCAGATCGGTGACTTCTTCTGTCATGTCAGCCCATGTATCTGGCCATACGGTGACTCCTATCATAGCGTTGTTGCTTTCTAGATTTATTGAAAGCATATTACCATTCTTAGTTTTACGTTCGTTAACCGCTATAACCTTGCCTGCTACGGCAACTTCGCTGCCCTCCTTCGCTTTATTGAATTCATCTCCCGCTACGTACAACCCCGCTATCCTTTTGCTCGGTATGGAGTCTTTAATCATTGTTTCGTAATCCACATCACCGAACCCCGTAAGACGTTTCTGTTCGAACACCCAAAATGTATTTTTATCAGCTTCGGGGGAATTATAAATATCAGGCAGCGGCACTCTTTTGAGATTGAAATACCACACTAACAATATTTTTCTTTGTAATGGTGCTTTGAAATCTTCAATCAAGTCAAATGCTCCTGCAAGTATCAAATTTGTTATAACCCCCTTGTTCACCTTGCTAGGAACTCTGCTGACGAACTCTTCCAAATCAAAGAATTTGCCGCCTTTGGCGCGTGTCTCCATTATATTAGATACGGCTACATCGCCAACGCCTTTTATTTTTGTAAGGCTGAAGAATATACGCCTATTTTTATGGTCGCACGTAAAGTTTTGATCTGAAAAGTTTACATCAGGCGGACGCACTTCAATTTCTTCACCAATCTTTTTTATCTCCGCTAATCTGAAAGGTATGTCTACCTCGCTTGCGTGTTGCAAAGAAGTAGTCCAAAACTCCAACGAATAATTTACCTTGAACCATTGGCTCCAATATGACATTATTGAGTATGCGGCTGCGTGGGAGCGATTAAATCCATATCCAGAGAACTTGTCAAGTTTGTCCCAAATCTCATTTGCTTCTTTTTCTGAACAACCTCTAGAAACAGCACCACTTATGAATTTTTCAGACATAGCCGCCATAGCTTTTTTGTCTTTTTTCTTCATAACGGTTCTTAATACGTCAGCTTCTACCAATGACAGCCCACCAAGAACGTGAACCGCTTTCATAATTTGTTCCTGATATATGTACAACCCCGAAGTGCTTTCGGTCACTTCTTGTAACCCAAAATCATAATGAGGTTTCTTCTTCCCGTTCTTTATATCGGAGTAATCTTGGTGAGCATTACTTTCCATAGGACCAGGACGGAATACGGCTGTCATGGCTATTAAATGTTCTAGATTGTCAGGTTTCACGCTCCGGCAATAACTCATCAACCCCGTTGTACCGAACTGAAATACGTCCTCATTCCAACCGCGCTTGAACATTTTGAATACATTTTCGTCGTCAAAAGGTATTTCGTTTGTGTCAATGTCAACCCCGTAATTTGCCTTGATTAACTTTATTATCTTTTGGAACTTATCAAGCTGAGTGAGTCCCAAAATGTCTTCTTTTAAGAATCCTGACTTGTCCATGTATTTACCTTCCCATTCTGAAACCAACAAACCGTCAATTTTCTTAACAGGCAACCATTCAAATAAATCTATGTCTTTGCCCTCCAAATTTTGCTTAGGTACAATTACGACCGCCGAAGGGTGAACTGACGCAGCTCGGCACTGAAACACCGCAAATTTGATAGTATGAACCAACTCCGGATATGTTTGTATGAACTTGAATAACCGTTTTGATTTTGTGGCATATTCTATAAGGTCTCCCCAAGACTCTTGTTGCCAATCGTCAATGTCTTTAGTCAAAGCATTTGTGTCATCAAAAGACAACCCCTTAATTTTTCCAAAGTCTTTTATACAAGTCTTTAATTTCATTCGGGTATATGTACCGATAACGCAAGTATATGAATGACCATATTTTTCTTTGATATAGTTTTTTACGCTATCTCTAAATTCTGTTGGGAAATCTACGTCGATATCTGGCATACTATCAGCACTCTTTGCGCGCTCCCCAGATACACGAGTTTCATTTAAAAAACGTTCAAACAATAAATCATATTTTATTGGGTCTACATCTGTTATTCTTAGTAGATAAGCTACCAAAGAACCGCATACCGAACCACGCCCCGAACCTACCATTATATCATTTTCTCTACACCAACGGCAAATATCCCAGTGAATCATAAAATAATCGCAAAGACCGTTCGGAACAATGACATTACATTCAGTTTCTAGACGCTCCAAATAAAGATCCATATCTGCTTTACTTAAATGAGATAAGCGTGTTTCAATCCCAACTTGTAGTTGTTCAAAGAAAGACGATTTAACGTCATCAACCTCAAACAACGGAAGTTTCCTTTCGCTGGTGTTTATCTTCATATTCGCTTGTTCAGAAAGCTCAACTGAATTTTCAATACCTAAAAGTACTACCTCTACCAGTGCTTCCACATCTTCTAACCATTCAGAATATGACTCAACCGTATCTTGAAAACTTTTGTAAAACTGTGATTCACTTTCGGCGTCTGCCCTGCCGTCAATTTTGTTCAATAACGATTTCAAGCTACCGTTTTCCTTGTCCAAATAGTAACTATCATTTATCAATATTGGGTTCAGATATTTTCTGTATTGGCAAATATATTTATCTATGTTCGATAAATGTTTTTTGAATAATGTGGTTGAAGAATATTCGACAGTATCTATTTGGTAATATACTTCGTCGAAATACTTTTTGTATTTATTGATTAATTTAATGCAGTGAGTCCTGTCATCTTTAAAGTAGTTGAATTCACTTTCTTTAGGTATTACCAAGCATAATCCAGCGCCGTACTCATAAAGTAACTCTTCAGGGATAAAGCCCGAAAAATCCACGTTTACAGCCTTATTTATCAGAAGTAGATTTTTCCAACCTTCATAATTTAAAACAAAGAATTTCAATTCAAATGTTTCTTGTATTTCCACTGACTCGTCGTAGCCTTTTGCTACCGTAATGGTTTCGCCCAATATACATTTTATTTTATTCTTGTCACAAGCGGTTTGAAACGCCAGCGCTCCCGCCAGAGTATTTTTGTCGCATATCCCTAAATACTTATGCCCTAAAAATTTTGCTTTATCTGACCATAATTGGCATATCCCGCTACCGTTCAAAATCTCGTATTCTGAATGAACCCCTAAATGTGCGAACTCCATTACTAATGGTTCGCTTGTAGCACCCTTGTACTTGAAATCGTTGAACTCGGGTTTGAATATTAGCTCATTGTATTTGTTTTTGCCCTTTATTAGTCCGGAGCAATAAAACCTACCGCCGAACTCGAACAATATAAAGTCGGCTTCTTTATTGTCTAATAAATTGTATTCATCATCTGACAAAATGAAACTAAAATCATCGTCTATTATTTTACCGTCAAATGGCTTTAAATACAAATACTTCCCAACTCCTTCAACAATAATAATGTCGGAACCATTGTTATCTGATTCCGACACCATTAACTTGTTTTCTTTAACCCAATTCAGTAAGTTTTCAGTCATTACAATTTACCTAAGTATTCGTGTGTGTAATCCTTTAACCTTGATGCAAAAAAGTTCTTAGCGAGCACTACAATATCCAAATTTGACATTTCAGGATCAATATTGTTAACGCAAGAATCAATCAGTTGCAAAGATCCAACTCGCAATAATTGAGCGTCATTATTCTTATCAGCAAGAAGTTTTTTGTAACGTAAATAAATTGCGCAAAGATTATACGCTAAATACAAATACTTTGAAAACTTTGATACCTCTTGAAGTTCAATAAGCGAAGCCGTTTCTCCCGCTGCAAGCTTCGTTAAGTTATCAATAATCAAATTCAAATGTATATCTATTTCCCTCAACCTATTTCCTGGAACTTCATGTTCAAAGTTAAAATCAATTTTCTTTGAATGTGATACTTCGTACAATTCAGGTTGCGAAGTTATATGTCCCATAGATTGTTGCGCTTCTCTGATTTCAAAAGCGTCTTTCATTTTTGAGGCAGTTTCGTTCCATTCATAAATATGCAAACTTTGCGAATTATGAGTTTGAGTACCTAACTCAACCCCTATGCAATTAGCAAATAACTCGGTCAAGAAACTGAATTGAAAAATGTTCGTAGGTAATCCCCAATGCAAATCGTTGCTTCTGTTTTGTATGGTGGATATTAACTTTCCTTTTCTTACCTTCACCATCAAAGTATCATTACACGGTGTATCTTTTGTCTTAGCTCCTAAATCGAAATCTGGGTTCCAAATCTGCAATACGACCTGCCTGCTATCCGAATTTTCATTCAGTATTTTTACCGCGTCAGCGATTTGGTCATGCCCTTGAGCCACATTCATATTTTCTTCCAAAAATGTATCTTCAGCCCTGACTCCCCAATGTCTTAATCTGAACCCGTATGGCGCGTGGAATGTCTTTCCGTCATCTGAAAAGTCAGACATTTTTTTATTGAATAGTGTAAGGAAGTGAACATCCTTCTTACCATTAAATATCCACATTGCTTCGGCAAGTAAAAAGAAAATGTTTATATCTCTACCGAATCCACCCACGCAACGATTATACGGATTTGTAAGCATTGTCTTGAAATCAAGAAGCTCTTTTGTTTTGCCAACTCGGCTATCTTGAATATCTAAATTGTCCAACATCCATTTATTTAATGCCGGATACATCTCGGAAAATTTAGGAGTCTTCATTATTCCTAATTCGGGAATAAGCGCATTGTTAATGTCTTTCATTTTTTTATATGTTTTTTTAATTTGTTATTCTATATAACTAATAACTTTGGGGCATAAAAAAAGAGTGCCGCAAAGCACTCTTCTTATTACATTAGTTATCAAAATATGCTTTGACTATTCTTCTTCTTCAACAACCACTTTTTTAGTTTTGGTTTTTGCTTCGGCAATTTTTGCTTTTGCAGCGGCAACTTTATCAACTACTGGAGCGACAGGAGTTTTTACAACGGCTTTAGCGGCTGGTTTTGCAGTTTCCTTAACGGCTGGTTTTGCAGGTTCAGCTTTACTTGACTTTTTCAAGTTTTCTTCCATTTTGTTTCTGTTTTCACCTAACTTTTTGTCAAGTTTATTTACAGATGCTTCAATGTTTGGCAATAAAGCTGCCAATATTTCGTTCAATTCATCAATGTCCAACGCTTTGATGAAAGGTACTCCGGACCAACAAATTTCGTGGTCAATACCATTTTCGGTTAACCCGTCAACATGTCCATTAAATGTAGGCAAGTACAATGTTGCTACAAAAGTACCATCTGCTTTCATTGAACCGTTTTCCAAAGATAATACAGCGCGGTTGGAATTTTTACCCTTATATTTAACGGTAACTCCGGCATTGCTAATCCAAGCATACAAGTAATCTTCGTCAGGAAACAACGCTTTCAAGAACTCAAAATGTACGCGGTCTTCTTCCACATCTTTAGGGTTCAATTTGGTAGGTTTGGCAGTTTTTGCTACTTCTTCCTTTTTGGCAGTTTCTTTAACAACAGGTTTTGTTTTTGCAGCGGCGGCGGGTTTTGCAGTTTCCTTAGCGGTTGGTTTTGCTACGGCTTTCTTTGCTGGAACTTCTTCTTCGTCTTCTTCAACCACAACTGGTTTTTTGGCGTTTACTTTTGACGCTGCTTTTTTGGCTGGAATTTCTTCTTCTTTTGAAAGTTCTTCCAATTCTTCTTCAGTTTCTCCCGATTGCCCCTCGGCGTCTGGAGTTTCATCAACGTCAACAAATGATTCTGCAAGATCAATCAAAGTTTCAAGATCTTCATCTTCCATGCCTTCAATACCATTTTTAATTAAAAACGCGTTTACTTCAGTTTTTGCGTCTTCTTCGTTTTTTGCTTTGAATCCCAATGCAGTCAATTTCTTGCTAGTGGGAGCGGTTAATTTTGTCATTTTGTTCGATTTTTTTTATTTGTTAAAACTATTTTGTTAAATACATTTAATCTTCGTAACTATATGTCTTGTAAATTTCTCTTTCTCGGTGCAGTTCAGAGCCGTACTTAGTTAGCAAAAACTCTTTGTGCATTTCTATTACTTCGTCTGGGGTGAAGGGATCGTCGTCGTTATAAAGCACCCCTTTGATTGGCTCACTGTTATTATAAACTTTGGAGATAATTTTGTTGGTGCAACCTTTTAAATACAGCGAGAATATAACCCTGTTAATTCCAGTCAATCCTTCCAATAAATTTATACCGTTTAAAATGAATTTGTTTTCTTCGGGTGAAATGTAAGTATCAATGTCTGAACCAAAATCATATTCAATATCGTCCATCCGTACCTTGTAATTTTCACGGGCTATATATTTCATAAAATCTTTGGTCTTGTTCGAGCAGGCGGCTTCTAAATAATAACGCAATGGGACGGGCTTGGCATAACCTTCAAGTTTGTATTTCTCCCAACGCTTACCGTAAGATTTGATTGAAGTGAAAATTTTAATCTTAAATTCTTGTAACAGGTCTTCGTATTCGTAAGACAGTTCGGAGTATGAAAAAATTTTATTGGCGTATTTTTTAGCCAAATATTCGTATCTGTCGTAGAGCACTTCAGACATTTTCTTTTTGTTTTCCATTTAAATTTACAATTTGGTATTACAATTATGATACAAAGATAATATATTTTTGGATACAAACCTAGAGTTTTCTTGATTATTTTTATTTTCACCCAAAGATTTAACTTATTTTAAAAATAAATCAAGAATTATCAATAAATCACTACAATATTCGGCAAATGTCATCACTGTCCAATTCCAACGTCTCGCCTGTTATTTCGCAATAAAGCTTAAACGTGCGAAAATCTATTTGATTTTTTAAAATCCATACTTTACCTAAATATGAAAATTCACTTCCCGCTAAATAATAATTGACAAAATCTGATTCTGTCATCCTAAAAGTAGGATTTCCTTTGGCATCAAATAATTCTGAATGAACCTTATCCCTCGTTAGTTTGTCATTTAGCACGCTGTTAAGGTTATTTCGCTCGGCTATATTATTAATCTTATCAGCTTTAAACGACATCACTTTTTGGTAATATTGCTTATCCTTGACATTGTAATATATTTTGCGTTTAAAATCGGCAATTAAATATTCTTTTTGAACTACTTCAAAATAGCCCGCTACCGATAAATTTCTTGACTTAACTTCGTCCATCACATTTTTACTTTTGAAATAATATTCTCGCTAAATTCTCTTGGTCTTCGTAATCTGGTGAATACTTCAAGTGCCTCTTCTTTGGAGCACTCATCGATATCTTTCTTAGACGTATATGTTATATTTGTAAAAAAGTTTTTTTCCAGTTCAAAGCCGTATTTTTTTATTTCCTTCAATGCGTCAAAGTCGTAAAGCAATATGACATTTATAATACCCTTGCTTTTTAGCTTTGCTATTTGCCATGGACTTATTTTCTTACCGAACGTGCAGCAACATTTTATGGCGTCGCAATTATCAAGTTCAAGAACTCTGTCAACCGCTACTTTATCAAATCTGCCTTCAACCAATATTACCGTATTAGTTACATCTTTTATAATTTCGTCAAACCCGTCCAACAGTTTTGAAAAATCAGTTCCGGGACTATTATTGTACCGCAACTTATCTTTTGGAACTTTTTTGTCAGCCCACCTACCCACGAACCCTCGTATCTTAGAGTTATCGTATATGGGGAATAAAACATACCCCTTGTATTTCGATATTATATTAGCTTCTCCAAATTGGTACCTTATATAATGTCTTTTATTCAACCCCCTGCTGAATAAATACTTACTACTTTCACAAACTTTCCAACCTGCTGGCATTTTAACAACTGGCAAATCTTCAAGTGTTATTTTTTCATCTTCTTCGACAAAACCAACTCCATTGATTGAATCCCTAAATTCGATTGTCGCGCCTTCTAATAGGTATGACTTATTGAGGAAACGGAGCA